CCGTACTCAGCTCGATGAATCATTGTCTGGTACGGTCAAATCATCCGACGTAAACCCGGCCAAGGATCGGTTTAGCTTTGATTTTCCGCTTGGCCTGCTGATTACAGGCGATCAAATCGAGATGAAAACGACCGATGGGTCGTTGTTGAGCTTTATTGCGGCAAGCGGCTGGCCAACAAATCAGGTTTACAGCGATGGCATTTTCTACATTTATGTGGATGAGATCGGCGCTATCCGCCTGTATCAAACATTTGACGAAGCAATTTCCGGTGAAGTTGCAGGCCGCATCAACCTAGTAGATCCAGGTCGTGACGTGCCAATCAGCGTTCAGGTTCGCAACAACAACGAACGTGTACTGGGGCAAGTTACAAACTATGAACTAAACACCGAGCGTGATGTCATTGACGCCACGGCGCTTTCGGATGAGTTCCGCCGTAATTATTCAGGTCTGATCAGTGGTGGCGGGCGCATCATCTGCTTCTTCGATTATGAACGCCGTACCGGCGATCCACTGATCAAAGGCGAATCGGCTGGTGTTGTTGAGATGCCAATTTACATGAACCAGCTTTTGCTGCGTACACGGATTGGCAGCGAATTTTTCGCCAAGCTGACTTTGGTGGGACGTGGCTTTAAACCAGGCGGCAAGCGCGATGACTTCGACGACGAAGTGTGGTATGAGTTTGATGCGCGTATTACTAATGTCGCCATGGCATTTGTTCCAGACGAACCAATCGAGACCACAATTGATTTTGTGACCACAGGCGAAATCAGGCTTCGCACTAGGTACGTTTCGAATTACCTGCTACAAGAGCAGGGCTTCGCAGATCGGATCCGTCAAGAAGCGAACCAGTCTGGCTTTATCGAAGTCGAGCAGCAGGATTAAGCGCCTTAGAATAGCAATAGCACTGTTGTAACGGTAAGTCGTGGCCGATCTCAGGATTTCAGAGCTTCCTGTTCTGTCGCAGGCAGATGCAGAAGCTAACGACGATATTGCCGTTGCCGATTATTCGTCTAGCGAAACCCGCCGCCTTACTGTAAAAGGCTTGGTACAACAGGGTGTCGTCAACCTGATCGACGATGGCGTCATCCCTGGCGCGAAGGTTGTAACTGACAGTATTACGGCAACTCAGATCGCACCTAACGCGATCACAGATTCTGAGCTTGCTGATGATGCGGTCGATACGGCGGCAATTCAAGACGCTGCTGTTACTAGCGCCAAGATTGCTACTGACACGATCACTGCGGCCAACATCGCCCCAGATGCGGTTACGGCATCAGAACTTGCCGACAATTCTGTAGATACGGCAGCGATCATCAATTCGGCTGTCACTGCAGCCAAGATCGCCACTGACACGATTACATCAACGCAGATTGCTGCCAATGCGGTTACGGCATCAGAGCTGGCCGACAGTTCAGTTGATACCGCCGCAATCATTGATGGTGCAGTTACTAGCGCAAAGATTGCCACCGATACGATCACCGCGACCAATATCGCCGCCAGTGCAGTTACTGCATCAGAACTAGCCGATAACGCTGTTGACACCAACGCAATCGTTGATGCTGCAGTTACTGACATCAAACTTGCCACCGGCATTGACGGTGCAAAACTCAGCGCCGACACCGTAACTGCTGCCAAGATCCCATCTGCTTCGCTGGATCGCGGCCTAGATAAAACCACCGGCAGCATCGGTCACACCAATTTGGTTACTGCTGGTACGCGCAGCGGTATTACCTTCGACGCGCAAGGTCATATCACCAGCACCGCCGCACTGGTTGACACTGATTTGCCGGTTGCGACCACCACAACAATCGGTGGCGTCAGTGTTGCAGCAGATTCCGGCCTTGCAGTGTCTGGCACGGGCGAAATCAGTATCGCCAACACGATTGCCGCTGCCACGGTTTCCGGCATTTCGTTTGATGAGTATGGCAGCATCACTGGTGCGGTCGCTCTGGTAGACACTGATCTGCCACTTGCCACAACAACTACTGTTGGCGGCATCATCGTTCCAGCCAGCGGCAACCTTGAAATTGATGGTGCAGGCAACATCATCATTCCCGACAGTGGTGTAGTTGCTGGTGAGTATTCCAAGGTCACTGTCAACGCAAAGGGCATCGTCACTGCAGCTACCACGCTGAGTGCTGCTGATATTCCAGATCTGAGCGCAGCAATCCTTACGTCTGGAACGCTGGATGCAGCTCGACTGTCGGCCAACTCGATTCCTGGCTCTAAGTTTTCAAATTCTTCAGTTTGCCAGTTTGGTGGTTCTGACTCAACTGCTGGCGTCGTTACCTTCCCGACTGCTGAGTATTCAGGCCAGTTCTTCTTTGATTCAATTAACAGTGATCTTTATATCTGGGACGGCAACGCTTGGCAGCCTGTCACGATTACCAGCGGTGAGATCATCTTTGCTGGTACTTATGACGCAGGTACAAACCTAGTCGCATCAGTCACAACGCAAGGTCAAGCGGCTGGCCTAACTGCTGGATCTGCGCTACCCGCTGCATCTGTTGATAACCGCCAGTATTACCTCGTTGTTAGCGAGCTTGGTACGGGCACCGCTCCAGCGCCTGCCGTTGCACTGAACCCGCCTGACATTCTGCTGTCTAGTGGAACGGACTGGGAACTGCTAGATGTTTCCAGCTTCGTGGCAACACAGCTTGCATCAAATATCTCGTTCGTACCGTTTGGCGATATTCAATCGACCAACGTCCAAACCGCGCTGCAGGAAGTTTCTACCGAGAAGCTTGCTAAATCCGGTGGCACGATGACCGGCACCTTGGAAATCGGCAACACCGGATCACTGGTATTTGAAGGTGCAACTAACGATGATTTTGAGCTGACGATCGCCATTACCGATCCAACAGCTGATCGGACCATCGCATTCCCCGATGTTTCTGGAACAGTCATTACCACTGGTGACACGGGAACCGTAACCAGCACGATGATCAGCGATGGCACGATTGTCAATGCTGACATTAACGCCAGTGCCAGTATTGCGTTTAGCAAACTCGCCAACCTGACCAGTGCTTACATGCTGGTGGGTAGCGCATCGAATGTACCGACCGCTGTTCCGATTACTGGTGACATCAGCATTAGCAATGCCGGTGCTGTAGCGATCACCGCTGGAGCGATTGTTGATGCTGACATCAATGCCAGCGCAGCGATTTCGGCAAGCAAGATCCAAGCTGCAACCACCAGTAATGCTGGTGTAGTACAGCTCAACAACACAATTAACTCCACGTCAGCAACGCTGGCTGCTACTGCTAATGCTGTCAAGACTGCGTATGACTTGGCTGCGCTGGCAATGCCCAAAGGCGGTGGCACGTTCACTGGCGCGGTAACGATCGGCGCACTTGGTAGCTTACTGTTTGAAGGTGCTACGGATAACGATTTTGAAACCACGCTAGCCGTGACCGATCCAACGGCAGATCGCACAATCGCACTGCCTGATTCCAGTGGAACGGTGGCATTAACCAGCCAATTAGACGACGGTTCTTATTGATCGGTATAGAATAGGATAGTAATTTCCGGCCAGTAATCTGGCGTTAAGGAATGGCTCTCCAGCACCTGCGTTCTAACACCGCTAGCAAGCGGCCTACTCCTGCTTCGATGGCAGATGGCCAGTTAGCTATTAACACGAACGCCACAAGCGCCGGTCTGTTTTTTAAAGATGCAGCAGGTGATCTAGTTAAGGTCGGCCCTGTTCATGTTGGAACGTCTGCACCGAATAGCAGCCCTGCTGGATCTAGTGGCAATGCGCTTGGTGAACAGTGGCTGGATACCAGCGGTGGCGGTTATGTGTTCAAGGTGTGGGATGGTAGCGCATGGCGCAGTGAACCCGACCAGTTCGTAGATGTCACTGGCGACACGATGACGGGCAACCTCACCGTGCCGAGTTTGAATACGGGGCCTCTCAGTGGCTTTCGGAATCAGATCATCAACGGTGACTTCCTTGTTTGGCAGCGTGGCAATGCTGGATACAATAACGCCGGTGCAACCCTCAGCTATAAAAGTGTAGATAGATGGGGGATTCAAGATCTATTAGCTGGTATTCATTTAGCTCAATCCAACACTGCCCCTACGGGTTTTCCCTACAGCGCAACAATTGACGGACAGACTAATGCGACAGTTAGGCATCGCATCGAATTGTACGATCAAAAGCCAGGACCTTTTGTAGCAGGTAGTCAGTGGACTTTAAGCGTTTGGGCTAACAATCAGATACGTGCAAGGGTTCAAGATAGTGACGGGAATACATCACTCCCAATGGCTAATATGACGGCCACGTCTGAAACCTCTAATGGATTCACGCGTTATGCAGAAACTTTCACAATGGCTGCCGATGCAAGCACCAATCATTTGGAAGTAGCACTACAAAACCAAAACGGCGTTTTGATGCGGATTGCAGGCGTCCAACTCGAACCCGGCCCAGTGGCGACCCCGTTTGA